GAAAGCTATTGAAGAAGGTGTTATTGTAGACTATCAAATCACTGTTGTACAGGTGCCTTTAGATGGTATTGTTAAAAAGCAATACAAGGGTAAATGGAAAACAGAGAAAGAGCAGTTTAAAGCACTAAGTTATGTCATTAATAGTATGATGTATAGCGGTGGTAATACAATGTTTCTAAGACTAGCAAGAATGCGTCTCATCCAGAACAGCTTAGCAAAGCTGAACAAAACCAAACAGCTGTTACAACAGTATAAGGATGAGCGTGTTCTTGTATTTTGTGGAATTACTAAGATAGCTGATGAACTAGGTATACCTTCACACCACAGTAAATCTAAAGACAAAGAAGCTTTTGTCAAGTTTGCTGAGGGAGAGGGTAAACATATGGCAGTGGTTAAGATAGGTAACACAGGAATTACATACAAACCACTAAACAAGGTGATTATAAACTACTTTGATAGTAACGCAGAGAATCTAGCACAGAAAATCAACAGATGTATGGCTATGGAATATAGCACACCAGATAAGAAAGCTGATATATACATAGTATCATCTGATGAAGAAGTGGAACACAAATGGCTAAAAAAAGCACTAGAATTCTTTGATGAAAAGAAGATTATGTTCTTATAATTTCGTATATTTGTAAGACTATATTAATAACTACATAATAAATAAAAAAAGCGAATGAGTTCAAAACTGATTGGAATTGTTGGTGAAACTGGGACAGGTAAATCAACAGCTATTAAACATCTAGATCCAAAAGAAACGTACATTATCAACGTTGCAAAGAAAGAACTTCCCTTTAAAGGATCAGGGAAACTTTACAACGCAGATAATAAAAACTACAAAGAGGTGGATGACCCCACAGAGATTACAAGGCTTCTTAGAACACTATCAGAGAAAGCACCACACGTTAAGAATATTGTTATTGAAGACAGTAACTATCTAATGGGCTTTAGAATGGTGGAGAAGGCTACAGAAACAGGATTCATGAAATTTAGTGTAATGGCTAAAGACATGGTTGATATGTTTCGTACAGCACGCTCACTAAGAGATGACTTGTGTATATTCTACTTCTCTCACCCAGAAACTATTGAAGACTCAGGTGAGATTGTTGGATATAAGATTAAAACTGCAGGTAAGCTTATTGATAATCAAGTGCTACTTGAAGGATTACTCACTGTGTGTCTATACACTGAAGTGGAAGAAGGTATCGATGGTGCCAAGTATTACTTCTTGACTAATCGATATAGAAAGAAACCAGCTAAGAGTCCAGATGGTATGTTTGAAGAAACAAAGATACCTAACAACTTGCAGCTAGTGAAAGATAAAGTAAATGAATACTATAATTAATAATTAAAATCTAAATTTATGAGTACAATTGGAGGAGTAAAAAAAGAATCATCCGCAGAATTAAAGTTTGGTAAAAAGGTAGGATTGTTTGAGGCAAATGTTGTTGCTATTAATCCAACAATGGAGGAATACAGTAGCATTCTTAACATTGAACTACCAGCAGAAAGTAAAGCCACTGAGTATCTTGGTACATCACGTGATGGAAACACCTATTTACGCTTGGACATTTGGTTACAAGAGGTGAAGAATCAAGAAAACTTTAAAGTGAGTTTCTTTCTAGAAGATGTAGAGAGAGAAAACCGTGATGGTACTAAGAAACAATACCTAAACAGTGTAGGTATGACAGCATGGGCTGCTGATGAGAATGACCTATGGGATTGGTTTAAAAACGGACGTGATTATCGTGTTGCATATATTGGTGAGGAGGAGCTTTATGAGTTCTTGAGAACTTGGTTAAGCAAACTAGACTACAGACATGCTAACACTGTTTTACAAATTGATTGGACCAAGCTTATGCGTGGTAACGTAAAAGACTTGAAAGATCAGATTAATGGTGAGTGGTGTAATAGCATCGTAGCTCTTGCAACAATTGTTGTTAAGGAACGTGATGGTGAGACTAAAGAATACCAAGGTATTTACAACAAAGGATTCTTGTCTGGATACACTATGAAACAATTTAGACTGGTTGATTATACAGACCAGCGTACATTAAATAGCTTACGCAACAGAAAACCTCGTGAACTTAAACCACATGAGAAATTTGTTGTACAGGTTACAGGTGAATATGGATGTAAAGATTATTACATTCTTAAAGAACTTGAAGACTATAACCCTGGAGATAATCTAGTAGCCTCTGATAGTTATATATCAGAAGATGGTTCAGATTACTAGGGAGAGACACTTAATGTTTAATGAAGGTCCCTTTCTTAATTGATTGGGGCCTTTTCTATTTATAAAACCATGATAAAAGGAGTTAAAAGAGAAGAACTGAGTGCAGAGAAAATTCTTTCCAAGATCTCTGAGTACGATATTTTTAGGTTTTATATGCCTTATTCTGATTGGAAACTTGGTACAGCATGTTTTTCACCATTTAGAAGAGAGAGAACACCTTCCTTTCTAATTAGCGTTAGAGGGGATTCCATAAACTTTATTGATTTTGGTGACACTAGTAGAAGAGGGAACTGTTTTCAGTTTGTACAGCAGCTGTATAACATTCCTTCTTTCTTTCATGTGTTGACTAAGATTGATAGTGATTTTGGATTGGGTATCCTATCTGGTCAGCCAAATGAGGAATACAAAAGAATCATAGAGAAATATGAGAAACCAAAGATGGTAGAAAAAGAATACTCATTCATTCAGGTGAAGACAAGAAACTTTACTAATGATGAGCTAGCTTATTGGAATCAGTACTATCAAGATGTAGAAGATCTGAAGTCCAATAACATATTTTCTATTGCTGAGGTGTATCTAAACAAAAAGCGAATTGTGCTTAGTAACAGTGAGCTTAGATTTGGTTATCTCTATGATGGACACTGGAAGATATACAGACCATTCAACAAAAGATGGAAGTGGGTGCCTAACAATGTACCTATTACAGCTATGGATGGTAAGAATGATATCAGAAATTGCGATGTAGCATTTATTAATAAGAGTAAGAAAGACTACATGGTAATGAAAAAGGTATATGACTGTTGTTGTGCTGTCCAGAACGAAGGAATGGGATGCTTCTCTGATGAGAATGTACAATTTCTTAAGGACAATTCTAACAAACAAATACTATCATTTGATTCAGACAAAACAGGTGTAGAGAATAGTAAGAAGATCACTGAGATGTTTGGATTTGAGTATTGTAATGTACCAAAAAGATATCTATCTGAAGGGATTAAAGATTGGGCAGATCTTGCCAAAGTTCACGGACTCAAAACAATTGAGGACTATTTAATAAATAAAAATATAATACAATAAAATGGAATCAACAGTAATACACAACACAGCACACGCTAAAAACATAATGCTAAGTGCACCAGTTCCCCAACAAACAAAAACTTACAAACCTGTAAGTCACCGGGAGCTTATGGATTTAACACTAGAGAGTATATATCAAGCAGGATTTTCTCTAGAGAGTCAACAATACACAACAGCTAGAGAAGGTAATATTGCTACAGCTCGTTATGTGATAAACAATGTTTCAGACAATGAGATGAAATTACAAATAGCTTGGCAGAATAGCTATGATAAGACAGCCAGTTTAAAGTTTGCAATGGGTGTGAAGATTATGGTTTGTAGTAATGGATGTGTGTCAGGAGATATGGGATCTTTCAAGAAGGTTCACAAAGGGGACATACAAACATTTACACCAGCAGCCATCACAGAATATATTAAACAAGGTGGTGATGCGTTTGCCCTAATGCAGAGTGATAGAGATGGTATGAAAAGCATTGATACATCATCTCAAGTTCAAGCTGAGCTATTAGGTAGATTGTTCTTTGAAGAGCAAACTCTTTCATCTTCTCAGCTTAACATAATTAAGTCAGAGCTCAAGAAACCTACATATGATTACGGAGCGCCTGATAGTTTATGGGAACTATATAACCATGTCACATTTTCTATGAGAGAGTCTCATCCAACATCCTGGATGAACAATCACATCAAAGTGCATGAATTCTTTAAAAAGTATAGTGAGAGCAGTACAGATTTGTTTGCAAGCATTTTAAATAGTCAACTAAACCTATTTTAATATGACTGTTAAGAAGTATGTAGAAACTCTTATAGAGATGTTGAAAAAGAACCCTGAGATAGAGAACTATGAGGTGATCTATTCTTCAGATGATGAAGGTAATAGCTATCAGAAGGTGCACTTCACACCTACAGTGATGCTAGCTGATGGTTTAGAGAACGCTTATATTGAAGTGCAGTCAGTAATAAATATTGATGATAAGGCTAATGTATTATGTATAAATTGATATTATGAATTGGGATAATTTTAAAGACCACTTTCATCCATCGTGGTATGGAAAAATGAAACCATTTATAGAAAGCAATGAATGTGATGAGATATATGCATTCTTGAAGAAAGAGAGTAAGAGGGGTAAAGAAATTGCCCCTCTTTCATCTAATGTCTATAGATGTTTCAAAGAGACACCACTAGATGAAGTGAAAGCAGTGATTGTGGGCATGTGTCCATATCACACATTTAAAGATGGACTACCTGTAGCAGATGGTTTGCTTATGGGTTGTTCTGTAACAGGATATGTGCAGCCATCTCTCAAGAACTTTTATAGAGCACTTGAGGTGGAGTTTCACAGAGGACTCAACTTAAGTTATGATGCATCACCTGATGTGGCTTATCTAGCACACCAGGGTATACTCATGCTTAACGTAGCGCTCACCACTGAGAAGAACAAAGCTGGTAGTCACATAGGTGTATGGGAACCTTTTACAAAGTATTTGTTTGAAGAGGTGCTTAATCCACTAGGTGTACCATATGTCTTTCTTGGTAAAGATGCTAGTGCATATAAGAGATATACAGGCATCTTTGCTCACACATTTGTTGTGAGTCATCCAGCTAGCGCTTCTTACAAAGGTGTTGACTGGGACTCAGAGGGTGTGTTTACAAAGGTGGATACATTAATTTATGAAAACAACGGATTTAGCATCAATTGGTTAAAAGATGCAGAGGATCCATTTTAAAAACAGAAAACATGATAACAGGAATTTTAACAGAAGACCCTGGTATATTAGGACCAGGAGATGAGATTATTACTAACGCAGGATCGGAGCTCAGATACTATATTGTGGAAGAGAAACCACGAGTTAGTAAAAAGAAAACGTGGTACAATGGTAGAACACGGTACATAGCTGTAAAGTGTAGAGTTGCTATGACACAGAAAACCACTTCACATGTAAATCAATGGAATGGTAAGACTTATACTAACACTTACAAAACGTATGAGTTCACAGCGCCTAATGAGAATGATCCAATAGTGAAGGTGGATCTAAATTTTAAACAAATATATATAACAAATAGATATGGAAGTGAATAGAGCAATTAAAATGGAAGATCTCCAAGTGGGAGATGAAGTGATTGTACGAGGTGCAGACCTCAACTACATGCAAATTGTAAGACCACCAAAACAGAAACAGTACAAAGATTGGCATGGAAATTCTTATATGGGATGGACATCAGCTGTATGTAATAGAATCAACAGTAAGTTTGATTCTAAGTGGAACAGACATGATAAAACCAACGTAAGATTTGATTTTGGTTATAAGTCAATCTGGCTAGTAAAACGAGGAGATAATAATTAATAAATAAGAACAGAAATGAGACTGGAAAATCAAAAACAATCAAACGTCCTAGCAACAGGACCAGCTAACAAGAGCATAGGAATGTCCCTAGACTTAGATTCTGCACAGGTATTGATGCAGATGTTAAGTAAGAATCTGTATTCAGATGCAATAGGCTCTACAGTTAGAGAGTGTGCTAGTAATGCACTAGATAGTCATAGAAGAGCAGGAGTGAATAAACCTATATTGGTGTCTCTTGTAAGAAATAACAGTAACAATTATGAATTCTCTGTTGAGGATTTTGGTATTGGTTTAGACGCAGATGATGTAGAGAAAATCATCAGCAAGTATGGTAAGTCTACTAAACGTGATAGCGATACAGAGCTTGGTATGATGGGTCTTGGTTTCAAGGCCCCTCTAGCTTATGCTAGCAGCTTCTATTTTACATGTAGAAAAGATGGTGTAGAACGTAAGTATATGATGTACGAAGGTGAGGACACTAACACTATTGACCTGATATATGAAAAACCAACAACAGAAGGTAATGGTGTTAAGGTGACTGTACCTATCAAGTGGGGAGATAGATATGACTTTGTAAATAAGATAAAAGAGCAGCTTGCTTATTTTGAGCATGTGTATTTCAATGTGGATGATATAGATAATAACTTTGTGATTCACAGATCTAATCTATTTCAGTTCTCTGAACTATCTTCTGATAACTATCTACATGTATGTCTTGATGATGTGTATTATCCACTAGACTTCAAGAAGCTTGGTATAGATAAGATAGAAATACCTGTAGGATTGAGACTTAGTTTGACAGATGGTGTGTTTCCTACACCAAACCGTGAAGCTCTTAGATATACACCTGAAGCAAAAGCAGCTATTCTAGAAAAGATACAGCGCTTTGCTAATGTAATGACACAGCGGTATAATCAATCAGTCACTGTAGATAGTAATGTGTACGCTGTACTGAAGTATTACACAAATAACAGTAGATATATCAATATGTTTGGTAAGCAGTTTGACTACAATCAAATTGCTCCATTTGCTACAGCTACAATTGCTACACCTAAGATACCTGGTGTAGATACATTGGAATTACATACGTTACAAGGGTATGCATTTGGTTCATTACTTAAGAACTACAGACGTTCTTACAAGTATGAGAATGGTAGAATGTATGAGATAAAAAATGATGATAGTTGGTCTTCACGTGTTGATTGGGATGAACCTAAAAGGAGACATTACTTACTTAATGGTGATATGCGAGGCAATAAGAAAGCCTATCTAAGAGAGCTCGCAGAAAATCATACAGCTAGCTGTGTATATTTTATTAAGGAGAAAGCTAAGCATAAGCAAATGACGTTAAATGGATCTCAAGGATACAAAGAGCTTCTAAAGCTTAACAACTATCCTAAGGACCAGTGGAGAGCTGTAATCAAAGAGTGGAAGCAAATTGAAAGTCTTCTACTTGCTCATGTTGTTGATGCTGATGCTATTGAGGTGCCCCAACACTGGTTAGATGCTAGAAAGAATAACAAGGTGGCTAAGATGAAAGCAACCAAAGCTGCTAAAGGTGCAAAGCTTGAAGGTGATTTCAATTGTAAGAAAGCTGAAAGTCTTCTTAGATATAATGATGGTAGAAACTGTAAGTTTGTTGCTGGTCGTCTTAATGTTCAAACAATAGAAGAGGGTAACATTGTTTATGTTTATACACATCACGATGACTTTATGAAGCTTGATAAAATGTATGAGGATACCAAGAAGATGGGTATTGAATACATTACACTATCTCAACGTGAGCTTGATATTATAGAAGATTCAGGAGAGGCAGTGGACAATCTAGTATCTTATGATGATTTTGTTAAAGGTCATGAGAAGTTTGTTCAGATAGTTACAGCTGTACGCATCCACAGATTCTGTAATAACTATAATGATGTATTTGATAGGAGAAGTTATATTAAAGAGGTATACTCTGAACTAGTAACTGATCTACAAAGTCTTATAGACTATCGAGGGCTCTATTTATATCCTACTAAGCATAGTAGTTTTGGAGATCTTGATGATTTGGTGAAGATAGCTGAAGAGAACAACTTGTTTGATGATACATATTATCAACTACAAGAGAAGGTTCATCAACTATTAAAGACTCACTATTATTTCAATACACTTGCAAAGGTGATAAGTTATGCTAGTACATCTAGTGGAATTCTAGATTGTATGGCACAACTAATGACTTGTAATGGATTAGAAGTGAATGACACCTATAAGTATAATTATTTAAAGAAAGCATCAGAAGATGCTGAAACAGAGTAGATTATATGTGGGAGATTGTTTGACAGTCTCCCATATTTTTTGTATATTAATAAATAAAAACAATTAAAAACATGAGTAAATTTCTAAGTTTAGAGTGGTTCAAGGATAAGGTGGATCACTCTGTTGAGAAGGTAATTGAGAAGAAACTTGATGCCTTAATGAACCAGCAAGATGAAGCTGCTGGACAACCATTTAGCAGTGCTAAGTTGGTAAATGATGTACTAACTATTGTAATGAATGATGGTTCTGTAATCACCAAGATGGATGCTACAGAAGATCACTATGCAGCTGTACAGGTAGCAAAGAATGTAGCAGAGCTGTATTCTATTGTTAGTGATAGTAATGTTGTTAGTGAGAAGATTGAAGAAGAGAAGAAGTTAGCAAGACTTAAAGCTCTTCGTGAGGGACTCTCTGTTCTGAAAGAAAGTGGTGAGTTTACAATTGATGGAGATAGTGTATACTTCAAGGGTATATCCAGATCTCTACCACAGCTACTAGTTGAAGAACTTATTGATGCTGTAGCAGATGCTAAGTCTTTGAACATTCCACTAAGTGAACATGCAGAATATACATCTCTTAAGCGCTTCTTTATGTGGTGTGCACTTAATCCAAGAGCTGAGGTGGCACATGAGCTATACAGATTCTTGAAAGAGAACAGCTTCCGTATCACTAAGCAAGGATTCTTTGTAGCATTACGTAATGTTGTTACACTACATGGAAGTCCAGAGCTTGTACACTTCATTTCTAATACGTACAACAAGGTGAAAGCTGTTTGGAAGAAGAGTCCAGATGACTACACTGTGTTCCTAGAGAATGGTGAATACAAACTTGTACATAACGATAGCTTATATCGTGAAGAAGTAGAAACCAGTACATACTGTCAAGATTGTGATGGTGAAGGTGAATTCTGGGATGATGATGATGATTTTGGTTGGACACATTGTGATACTTGTAATGGAACAGGTGAAGTGGAAGAGTATGAGTATACCAACACTGTCAAAGTGAATCATGGAGAAGAGATAGGTGGTCTTACAGCTTTATATCTAGACTTACCTAACAGACATGAGAATCGTTTCACAGATGATTGGACTAAATCATTTGACATACGTGTAGGTAAGGTGGTTAACATGCCTAAGGAAAGTTGTAACTGGTCAACACAAGATTGTGCTGCAGCTGGTTTACACTTCACTTCTGACCAGATACACTATGTAGGATGTGGTGATCAGTCTGTACTTGTTCTCATCAATCCTATGAAGGTGGTTGGTATTGGTGCACACAAGGGTAGATGCTATGAGTATTTACCAATCATGACTGTACCAAGAGAAGAAGCTACAAGTATTCTTCATGATAATCAGTTTGATACACTACAGCTTGATGAAGAGTATGCAATCCGTGAGCTTGAAAACCTTGAGATTAAGGTGCAAGAAGGCTTTGTTGCAGAAAGTTCTAAGTATGAATTCAATTTACCAAATGTCAGCACTGCAGACATACGTAGTATTGTAGAAAGCTTAGAAGACATGAAAGCTGAGATAAAAGACAGAGTGGTGTCTTTAGATTAATTAATGGGGGATAGTATTTATTTTGTATATTTGCTATTCCCCTTTAATTTAAGCTTATATGGCAAAGAAATCAACAAGAGTAACTCCTAAAACTAGAAATGCTGGTACAATGACAGAATCAGCATTCTGGTCTATGATAAGGAGTGCACTCAGACAAAAGAGTAGGTGGTGGAAACCAATAACAGAATGCAAGAACCTTGCAAAGAGAGCATATAAAGGAAGTAATAAAAGACAGAGGTGGGAATATCAGTGCAAGAAGTGCAAGGGTTGGTTTAAAAGTGATGATGTAAATGTTGATCATATAGAACCAGCAGGCAGTCTTAATTGTGCACAAGATCTTCCTGCATTTGTAGAAACACTCTTTTGTGAAGTGAATAACTTACAGGTGCTCTGTAAAAGTTGCCATGATGTTAAAACAGACCTAGAAAAACAATTAAAACAATTCAAGAAATAATGGACAGAGATTTATTGAGGAGACTCACAAACCCAGACCACTATGACTCAGATACAAATCTTGATGTCATAGATTTTTGCCACATGTATAACATCTCGTTTTCTCGTGGGAATATAATCAAATACCTGGTGAGAGCAGGTAGAAAAGATAATGAGCTTAAAGATTTATACAAAGCTCTTGATTACTTACAAAGAGAGATAGAATTTATCAAACAAATAGAACAATGATACAGGGACAGAAAAATACAGAAGCAAACTATAGAGCTGTTATGTTAGACAGCTCTAGTTCTTTAAAGGACTTTTCACTTGATAGAAAGAAATATCATAGAAAATATATCCTTAATGAAACGATAGAAGAAAAAGACACTGCTGCAGCAAATATGGGAAGACTAGTAGAAACCATACTTATGGAACCAGAACTATTTGAAGAGAAATTCTTTCTATCATGTTGTGCAAGCGCACCTACAGGACTCATGCTTGAGTTTGTAGAAGCACTCTATCGTGTTACTAGAGATGCAACAGATGAGTCAGGGAACGTATCTAGAAACTTTGAGAGCTTATCAAAAGAAGCTTATGACATCTCTTCTTTCAAGATAAAATATGAGGCTGTTATTAATAAGTTTGTAGGAAGTGATGCAGAGCTCTACTATCATGAAATTAGAAAGGTGCGAACAAACAACCTCACTGTAGTGACAAGCTTAGATGTAACAATGGCAGAGAAGATTGTAGAAACACTAAAGAGAAGTTCTGTAACTAGCCCTATTGTTAATACAGTAGACAGTGTTAGATACACTGTAATCAATCAGTTGCAAGTGGAAGACTATGTAGTGTTCTATCACAACTTTAAATCCATGATGGATAAAGTGATAGTAGACCACGAAGAGGAAACTATTCAAGTGTATGATTTGAAATGTACATGGAATGTAGAGAACTTCTTTGAGGAATACTATTTGTACAGAAGAGCGTACATCCAGGCGTACCTTTATAAGAAAGCTGCAGAACATTTAGCAAGCATTGAAGGAACTGAGTATCACGGATACACTGTACTCAATCCAAGATTTATTGTTTGTGATAGTGCAAACTATTATAGTCCACTAGTGTACACACTTTCTAATGAAGATATGTTAGATGCAGAACAAGGATTTGAATATAAAGGAAGAACCTATCCAGGCGTAGAAGGTTTAATCAGATCTCTGAAATGGGCAACTGACAATAACATTTGGGAGATAAGCGAAGAGAACTTTCTATGTGATGGAGTTATAAATATAAGAACTCAATGGAAATAAGAAAGACCATAACTAGCATCTTCATGGTTCCAACATTGAAGATACCAAAGAATGCATTGAAAGAAAATGGGTTTGTCAATGCATACTCATCAGACGTAGAGAGAGATATACAATCATATCCTGGTTGTATATATCTCTTGTTTCGTCCTGATGATATACCAAAGTTTAGAGAGTTTCTAGATGACGAATATGAAAGAACAAAGAGCATTATAGAAGATTATGACTATGATGAAGGATTTGTTGTAGTGGTTTATAAGCTAAATCCTAGGTATTCTAAAGACTTTGATCTCGTTAAAAAAGGTAGCTATTCTAAAACATCTAGTGAATTCCAAGCTGTGTTTCCAAAAGTGATTAAAATCATGAAGAACGGACTGCACAGAGATGAGATATCTTTACAATATAGAGTCTTCAACAAGACAGAAGATATGATTGACTATTGGAAAGATAAGATAGGAATCGATTGGGATGATGATTTTGAAGTGTGGGATGGGTATGATGAAGAAAAAGAAGTGCTGCGCATTTCACAACTAAAACAACTTGTATAATTAAAAATAAAACAATGAAAGCAAAAGAGATATTTGAAAAATATCCTCTCTCTACAGAAGCAATGAGAGAATGGTTTAAGGCCAAACTAGTAGAATCGTTTAAGGAGTTTAATGAAGACGAAGCTTTTAAAGGTGCTATGCTTGAATTAGGTGTAGATGATGAGCAACTCACAAGAGTGGTAGAAGCAGGTCCTCATATGTTGTTTGAACTATTTGACAACAATGAGATATATGTTTCTATATTCTACTATTATAATGAGAAGCAGTGGGGCTTTTCAATTAATGAAACACATGCAAATTTTAATGGACAGTTTTCTAGTAGGAAAGCTACTGAACATGCTGCAATGTTAAAAGGATTGGGTAAACTTGAGATCACCTTAAAAGAAAAGTTGAACCAAAATACCGAGGAGGATGAGACTGAAACAGATCAAACAACTGATTGATGACCACTTTAAAGTGGATATTGCTGAAAAATCAAGAAGACATGAGGTGTCCCATCTTAGATTTCTATACTATTACTTAGCTTACAACTACTCTGAGGAATATGTGTCACTAACACTTATAGGAATGTTAGTAGGTGCTGATCATGCTACAGTGATATATGGAAGGAAAGAGCATGAGAATATGTTAGAAAACTATGCACCTTACAGAGAACGTGTGCAACCTTTTCTAGACAAGTTCTTTAGTTCTGCCAAGAGGAGAGGTGATAGGCCTAAATACGTAAGAAATAGAACTGCACATGCAGCACAAATTAGAATTCTTACGTGTAGAATCAGGAATATGAAAAGAGAACTAAAGAGGTTAGAAAAACTTGTTGAATAAAATAAAACTTTTAAAAATAATTATGAGATCAATTGGAAAAATTATAGTAGATTTGCTTGCTAGCAATCATCTCTCTGAATCAGAGGCAGAGATGCTCATCACCAAACTTTCTGAGAGTAACAAACATTCCTTAGGGTTCCAACCTAGGAGAACTGCAGATTCCTATTGGATACAAACAACAACCATGGATTATGAGGACAGCTAAGGAGTTTAATCAGACATATGAACTAATTTTGGATGGACCAGGATTAGTAATAGATATCCCTGCAGTGGTGTTTTATTTAGATCAGTGGTTTGATGATTTGTTAAAGATAGAAGGCTTTAGATGCAAGGAAATATCAACTGTTCGTGGATTACCAAGAGTGGATACCAACCTTCAGGAGCTGCTACCCTTTGTTGGGAGAATCATTAACCAGGAATTAGAAGAGAAACTTAGTCTTATTCTTAAAGTGGAATTTGAGGTGGAACAACGATTGCTATCTTTGAATTTAGATAAACACGGTAAACCTATAACAACATGAACAATAACATTTTTATGCCAAGGGTGAACATTCTCCCTTATGAATATCCACAACTACTAGAGTACAAAGATGCAATCAGACACTCGTATTGGATTGATACAGAGTTCAACTTCACAGAAGATATACAAGACTTCAAGATCACAATTAGTGACCATGAGCGTGATGTAATCAAGAAAACTATGCTTGCTATTGCACAGATAGAAGTGAATGTGAAAACCTTCTGGGGTGATTTGTACAAACGTATGCCTATTACAGAAATAGGTGATGTGGGATTCACATTTGCTGAATCAGAAGTGAGACATAAAGATGCATATGCTAGACTACTTAGAATTCTTGGACTTGAACAAGAGTTTCAGAGTGTGATTGAGGTGCCTGCTATAGAAGGTAGAATTAAGTATTTGAAAAAGTACTTAGATGGTACAAGATCACGAGATGATAAGATGTACACTAAGTCTGTACTTCTGTTTTCTTTGTTCATAGAGCACGTAAGTTTGTTTAGCCAGTTCTTGATTATGATGAGCTTTAACAAGGAGAAGAATGTCCTGAAGGGGATATCTAATGTTGTTGAAGCTACAAGTAAAGAGGAGGAGATACATGGTAACTTTGGAGCAGAGCTTATTAACATTATTAAGAAAGAGAATCCGGAGTGGTTTGATGAAGAGTTTGAAAACCTAATATATTCAGCATGTAACAAAGCATACAAAGCTGAGTGTGGTATTCTTGATTGGATCTTTGAACAAGGAGAGCTTGAATTCCTTCCTAAAGAAACCATTCAACACTTCATCATGAACCGTTTTAACAACTCACTTAAGAAGATTGGTATGCAACCTGTATTTGATGTTAGTAATGAGCTGCTAGCATCTACTAAATGGTTTGATATAGAGATCACTGCTACTAAAGAAGGAGACTTCTTTTACAAGAAGCAGGTAGATTATAACAAGAAGAGTAAGAGTATAACTATAGACGATTTATTTTAAAATGGAATATAAAAGATACTACTGGCTTAATGAAGACAGTAGAACATTCTTGTCCAGGGGATATCTAGACGAGTCCCCTGAGCAAAGAATCACAGACATAGCGAACATAGCTGAGAAATATCTAAACATGCGTGACTTTGCACACAAGTTTGAAGACTATATGTCAAGAGGTTTCTATAGCCTGTCTACACCTGTATGGATTAACTTTGGCAAAGCAAAGGGACTTCCTATTAGTTGTTATGGATCTAATGTAGATGATACACTAGATAGTATATTAAATGCAGGACGTGAGATAGGAATGATGTCTAAGTATGGAGGAGGTACAAGTGCCTTCTTAGGAAACATAAGAGCTAGAGGATCTAACATCACTACAGGTGGTAAAGCAGATGGTCCTATACACTATGCAAGAATGTATGACACTGTTGTAGATGTGTGTAAACAATCTGCAGCTAGACGTGGTGCATGTGCTGTATACTTACCAGTGGAGCACGCAGATATAGAGGAGTTTCTAGACATTGGTACAGAGGGTAATCCTATTCAGAATCTTCAATATGGTGTTACAGTGAGTGATGCCTGGTTGAAGAGTATGAAAGCTGGTAGCAAAGAGAAGCGTAAGATATGGGCTAAGATCATTCAAAGACGTAATGAGTTTGGATTTCCATATATTATGTTCTCTAACAACTCAAATAAGAATACACCATATGAGGAGCTTGGTTATACTATCACAGCTTCTAATCTATGTAGCGAGATACAACTACCAACAGACAGCTTTAACAGTTTTGTATGTTGTTTAGGAAGTATCAACTTATTACACTGGGATGAGATTGTAGAAACTGATGCTATAGAAACTTATACACTGTTTTTAAATGCAGTGATTAATGAGTTCATACAGAAGTCAGAGCATCTTCCCGGTATGAAGAGAGCATGGAGGTTTGCTAAAGAGCACAGAGCAATAGGTGTAGGTGTCCTTGGTTACCATTCTTATTTCCAATCTAAGCTTATAGAGTTTGAATCTTTAGAGGCAAAGCAAATCAATCATAAGATATTTAGTACGTTAAAAGAGCGCACTGATGCAGCTTCAAGATGGTTACATGATGCTAAGGGATATAAGTCTATTAGAGAAGGATATGCAAACACTACACTCATGGCTATAGCACCAACTAAGTCTAGTTCGTTTATACATGGTCAGGTGAGTATGGGTATTGAACCTATTAAGTCCAACTACTTCATCAAAGATCTTGCTAAGAGTAAGACAGTGTATAAGAATCCATTCTTAGTAGAAGAGCTAGAGAAGTATGGGCTAAACACAGATGAGACTTGGGAGTCTATTCTTAAAAAGGATGGATCTGTACAACACTTAAAGTTCCCAACTAAGGGTGTATTCAAGTCATTCATCGAGATAAGTCCTAAGGAGATAATTCTTCAGGCTGCACAAAGACAAAAGTTCATTGATCAGTCACAGAGTTTAAACCTTATGATACATCCTACAGTGCCTGCAAAGGATATAAATCAATTGTATCTATATGCACACGAAGAAGGAGTTAAAACTTTATATTATCAGTTCAGTCAGAGCTCAGCACAAGCATTTGCAAGGAACATTCTTGAGTGTGTAAGCTGTGAAGGATAATCAAGTTAGGTAAAAAAGATTACCTTTGAGTGAATTTACTTTTGGATTATTAAAATTCCTTTTATAACTTTGACATATGAATAAAGATGATTATTACTACTTAGAAGCAGGTAGGGTTCATTTTACCACAGAGCACCTTATTGAGAAAGGTAGCTGTTGTGGAGGAAGTTGCAGACACTGCCCCTATGATAGTAGATTTAAGGGTAATAAGAAATTAAAAGATAATTTGAATTAAGTATTTCTGTTCTGTTTTTAATTGTGAAAAGGGCCCTGGAGAAATCTAGGGCTTTTTTTTGCTTTAAACATTAGGGAATACACGTACAATTTATTATATTTGTAAGTAACAATTAAACAATTAAAAATGGCAAAAAAACAAGAATCAACCGTAGACAAATTCCAGGAAGCACTGGAGAAATTAAACAAACAGTATGGTATGGGAACCGTACTATCACTCGATAACAAATCTGGGGATAACTATGATGTAATTAGTACAGGGTCAATTGGATTTGACTGGATTACATTAGGTGTAGGAGGTTTTGTAAAGGGTAAAATGTATGAACTTATGGGCTGGGAGGGCACAGGTAAGTCTACAATATGTGGACATGCTGTAGCTAGCTGTCAGTCTAAAGGAGGAAAGGTGGTTTATATTGATGGTGAGCATGCTGTTGATACAAACTACTTTAGAGCACTTGGTGTAGATACATCAGAGATGCTAATTGCTCAGCCATCTTCTGGTGAAGAAGGATTTAATATTGCTGTAGAGATGATGAGCAGTGGTGAGGTGGACTTAGTCATTATTGACTCAGACAGCTCACTTATTCCTAAAGCTGTATTAGATGGTGATGTTGGAGATCATGCAATTGGTAAGAAGGCAAGACTTAACAGTGGAGCATATCCAAAACTAAAAAGCATTGCACACAGCACTAACACGTGTGTTATTGTAATCTCTCAGTATCGTGAGAAGATTGGTGTTATGTTTGGTAACCCAACCACTACACAAGGTGGTCATGCACTTAAGTTCTACTCAGATTGTAGAATAGAGGTGAGCAGAACGTTAGCTAAAGATGGTGGTGTCACTTATGGTAATATCACTAAGGTGAAAGCTACTAAGAACAAAATGAACCCTCCCTATAGACAATCTGAATTTGAGATAGTTTATGGTGTAGGTATAGATAAAGTGGGTGAGACACTTGCTCTTCTTCATGAGTATGAACTTGGTCGTAAGTATGGTAACACATATACATTTGATGATGTTAAGTATGGTCTTGATGAGTTCAAAGAAATGATATTAGAGGATGCTAACTTCTTTGATAACCTTAAGACTAAGATTGTAAATGCTATCCGTGGTATAGACCAAGAAGTTGAAAAAAAAAGTGAAGCTGTGATTGAAGTGGTAGACTACGAGAAAGTTAAAGCTATTGAAGTGGTTGCATCTGAACAAGTTACACCTGATCTATTTGATATATGAAGTGTTTAGTGTGTGGAAAGAGTTCAGAAACTAAGTATTGTTTCCAACACAAACCTAGAAAAACACTGTCT